CAAGCCTATCGCTGCGGAGGAAGGAGCCTAACCGTCCATCCATGAATCAAGGAGCAGTGAAATGAGCGTTTTCAATCCGGAATGCACCAGCAATTACTTCCATGTGCAGGACATCGACCCGTCGGAATGCACCGGCGGCAATCCCTACCGCTTCGCCTGCCGCATCAAGGTGGCCGGAAGCACGTTCGGGTTCGATGGCTTGGACATGGGCGACCTTCAGGCGATGAAGGGCGCGATCAACAAGGCGATGACGCACGCGAGGCGAGCTCGCCGTGAATGGGAAGGAGCCCAGGAATGAGCGTCACAGTCAAGCGAGTGGACGGCAAACGGCATTGCTTCTTCGAGCTGATCGTCGAGACGGAGGACGGCATGACGGTGCGCGTCCCGTTCAACGGCGTCGAGCTTGAGGACTTGGAAAGGCAGATAGCGCGATGCTTCGAGCAGTGAAACGTTTCATCAAGATCGTTCTTCTGGTTCTGATCAGCCCCTTCGTGTTGTTCATGTTGGGGCTGGTGCTCTCGATCGTCCGTCTTGGTGATTTCCTCAGCGGCGACGACTGACAAAACTTAACGGCATATGGGGCGTATGGCGTACCCCTGCCACCGCTGAGCCGGGTTAGCGACCGGCAACGCCAGGCGCGTGGCTATCGCGCCATTTGCGAGACGAAATTTAGCTCCCGACCCTCTCAGGCCGTCGATTAAGGCGGAATCGGGCGACCATAGGCGGCTTCGGCCGTGGCCTGATTGGGGACCATTCCCGGCGGCTTCGGCCGCTCTTGTTATCGACGGCGCGGCTCCGACCGAAACGTTGTGCGAGACCTTTGGAATCTGTTGACGGCTCGGCCGGGGAATCTCGGCCGAGCGTTTTCATCAGCAGATTCTAGGTCTTGACCTCTCAAGCGCTCACCAACCGAAAGCTACGAATGAATGGAGATTGAGAAATGAGCAGGGCAACGTTCCCCGACAAGTTGAGGATGCAGATGCGGATGGCTCTCCCGATGATCGATAAGAACATCAGGTGCAGGGCGAACACCTCACGACAGTCGTTGATGCAGGCGTCCGGATTGAACGACAACCAGCTGCAGGCGGCGCTGAAGCTGGCCTATGGTTCCAAGGGCGTGCCGAGTCCCGTCTACCGCTCACCCACCGCAGGCAAGATGTACGATTCCGAGTCGCTGCTCCGGGTGCTGGCGAAATGGTGCGGGATGTGGGCCTATGTCATCGAGGATTGAACCATCTCTGCACGAGGTGCTGAACTATCCGGACGAATCACGCAGGATGCTCATGCAGGGCTTCGCCGACAAGGTTGACCGGATCGCAAGCAACAACCGGCGCACCGACATCGAACTGTTCCAGGTCTGCCGGGCGCTCAACGAGCCGAACGTGCCCACCCTGCTCAGTCTTCGTGAGAAAGGCTTGCCGGCATACAAGGCCGGAGAATGGCGCATCGACTGCCGCAGCTTTCGCAAATGGGCCACGACGTACACGCCATACCACCCGAACCGCAAACCGCAAGCCATCTATAAAGAGGAGCAGCTGTTTTGAAACCGCAGATCCGCATATCGCTCGCCGTCGAGGACCACGATCTGCCGCAGCCCGGTGACGTGGAGATAGGCCAGAGCATCATCAACCCGGACGGGCCGCGCATGGTCTGGTCGGACATCTCGAAGGCCGACTGGCCGATTGTCGCCGCGAAGCTCGAACAGATCGCACTGCTGCTCAGGAACAAGGCCACGGCATGACCCGCATCAGCATGCTGACCACCACCGAGACCGCGACCAGACTGAACGTCAGCAAACGCACGCTGATCCGGTGGCGGCAGTCGGTCCCGATCATCGGCCCTCCGCCCATCCGTATCGGCAACGCCATCCGATACGCGGAACAGGACGTGAACTGTTGGATACTCGCCCAACGAGAGAAAGGCAAGAAGGCATGAGAAGGCAAACGGTAGACCCGCGCATCAGATCGAAGGTCATCGCGACATGGGGCAACTGCTGCTGGCTCGGCATGCCCGGCTGCTCCATCACGGCGACGGAGGATGACCACATCATCCCGTTCAGCCATGGCGGAAAGGACACCGTGGCGAACCTGCGCCGCGCCTGCAAGCACTGCAACGCGATGCGCCAGGACCGCGTGCTGTCAGGATACGGCGCGACGATGCATGTCGTCATCGGACCGCCACGAGCCGACTTCGGCATGGCCATGCAGTCCATGCTCCGCCGTGACAGCATCGTGGTCAGCTTCGACAGCCTGCTGCGCGACCTGTGCCCGACGCAATCCAAAGCAAGCGATGGGCTCCGCCTCGCCGCCGCGATGGCATGGGACGGTGCGGCACGCACATTGGCCAAAAGCTCCGAGCCGTTGGATGTGTGGCTGGTGCGCACACTGCCACGCTCCCGCCGCCATCCCGACATGCTATCGGAATGGATAGCACTGGACTACGATGTGCATGTCATCGAGACGCCGGCATCCGAAACGTTCGCGCTCGACCTCTCGCACCAGGAGTATCGGACGGCGCAGCAATGGTACTCGCTGCACCTCACGCAGCAGGCGGTGGATGCCCGCATGGCCGCGAGACGGCAAAGGCTCGCCGCTCTCGGCCTGAGGCACGGCGACGACACGGCTCGGCCACGCTGGTAGCGGTTTTTTAAACAGTCGACCGCCCGAAGACCCCGCGCCAAGTCTTTTCTCCCCCCAGAACCACGCAAAAAAGCATGAAAACGTTGGAAAACCAAGGAAAACACATCATGAACCAAGGAATATTGGAAGGATTCGAGGAATACGAACACCATTATGGCACCGCCGGATTGCAGGAAGCCGCGACCATGAATCTCATCAAAAGCTTCGTGGACGGCAAGACGTTGACGCCCGAGGCTACCTACATCTGCAAGTCGATGCTCTCGATTGCCAGGAACATCGACATCCAGAACAGCAAGGGACGCGAGATCAGCCGCAACATGACATCACTGCTCACATGGTTCCAGGAACTCAAGGCGATGTATCCGGAACAGCCGCAGCTCGACCCGACGCTGACCGACTTCATCTCCGCCGCGAAGGCCGGACTGTGAACATGCTCATGCGCGGCGGCACGAAACGCGACGAAACGCGGCCGACCGATGGCGAGATCGTGTCAAGGACGGCCGGGATGCTCGGCAAACCGCTGCTGCCATGGCAACGCTACGTGGCCGACGTGGCCGGCGAGATCGACCCGGCCACCGGAACGTACTATTACGACCGTGTGGTGCTTTCCACGCCGCGCCAGTGCGGCAAGAGCACGCTGATCGATACCGAGGACACGCGCAACGCTCTGCTCGGCCCAGACCGGAAGATCTATTACCTCGCGCAGACCGGCAAGGACGCCGAGAAGCATTTCAAGGACTTCGTGCAGCAGCTCTCGAAATCCGCGCTTGCCCCGTTCGCGCTCCGTCCTCGACTCTCGAACGGCGGAATGGAACAACGTTTCCGGAACGGCAGCTTCATCTGCCCATTGGCCGTGACCAAGGTGGCCGGCCATGGCACGCAGATGGACAAGTTCACAATCGACGAGGCATTCAGCTTGGACGACGAGACCGGCAAGCTGATCCTCGACGGCATGGCCCCGACCATGAACACGAGACTGCACTTCACTGGCGTCCAGCCCCAGATCTGGATAACCTCGACCGAAGGCACCGCAGATTCTACGTTCCTCAACGGCCTGCTCGACTCCTTCCGTGCCGGAAACGTGCCCACACGCACATGCTGGTTCGATTTCGGCATCCCCGACGACGCCGACCCCGAGGACTTCCAGACGATCCTGAAATGGCATCCCGCCGCCGGCCTGCTCTGGGACATCCGCCAATTGCGCGACTTCCGCGAACAGTTCGCCGGCAACGAGGCCGGCTGGGCGCGCGCCTTCGGCAACCGGCGCGACACCGGCGTGGCCGAACGCATCATCCCCGACCAGCTGTGGCAATCCACGTTGGCCACGCCGGTCACACCGGATCGGATCGACGGCCGACCCGTGGTGATAGCCGCCGCCGTGGACGTGGACGCCACGAACACGTCAGTCTCCGCCGCGATCGTCAACACGGACGGCACCGTGACCGTGCAATTGCTCGAAGTCCTGGACGGCACCGGCATGGCACCCGCCGAGATCACGAGAATCTGCGACACCTACCACGCTCCCCTGGTCATGGACTGCAAGGGACCAAACGCCGACCTGCACGACCGGCTCGCATCCATGACCGACGAAGCCGGCGACCCACTGATCGAACTGATCGCCATGCAATCATCCGACTACCTCGCAGTCGGCCAGGCATTCGTCAGCGGTCTGCGGAACAAGCTGGTACGCCATGCCGCCGATACCGAGCTCGACGCAAGCGCGGCCAGCTGCGCGAGGACATGGAGCGGCGACGCATGGCGCGTCACACGGCGTGGCAGCACCGGGCTGACCTCGCCGATTGAATCATGCATGCTCGCTGCTTGGGGAGCGCATCACCTGCCATCTGACGGCACGTTGCAAATCTTCTGACGTGTCACCGTTTGTCACTGAATGTCACCGTTTGTCACTGAATGTCACCGTTTTTTTGGCCATGACGTGCCGCCGCGCATAATCTCGGCGTCATGAATCTTTGGAAACGAATGAGGCTCGCAGGCCGCGTGCTCACGCGCGGCGCGGACGGCACGGACATGCCGGACGGCATCAAGCCGCCGAAACGGGGGCCGGCCACCGAACCGTTGCAACTCTCAACCGTATTCCGTGGCGTGCAAGTGCTTCAGACCGCCATCACCGGCCTGCCGATCGTGGAACAGCGCGGCGGCCGTGACCTGCCGGACGTGAGCCCCATGGTGTTGCAGCCGGACGTGAGCCGTTCACGCCGTGATTTCATCGCCGACATCGTGGCCTCTCTCGTGCTCGACGGCAACGCCTTCACGCGCATCGTGCGCGATTGGAAAGGCGAGATCGTCACCTGCGAGATGCTGCCGCCGCAATACGTGACCGTCACCGACGAAAGCGACGACCCAGCCTGCCCAGACCTGCGATTCTCCTACATGGGACACGTCTACGACTCCGATTCCATCGTGCACAGCAAGTTCCTCAACGTGCCCGGCCGACTGCGCGGACTCGGCCCCATCTCGGCGGCACGCGAGGAGATCGATGCCGCACAGCTCGCGCGCGACTACAAGGCGAAGTTCTTCACGGACGGCTCGAACCTCAAGGGCTATCTGCGCACATCAGAGAACATCACACAGGAAGCCGCGCAGCAGGCAAAGGCATCATGGAAGGCGTCGGGCGAGGCCGGCGACATCAAGGTAGTCGGCAAGAACCTGGAATACGTGCCGCTCTCACTTAAGCCAGCAGACTTGCAGTTTCTTGAGACTCAAAAGTTCGATACCACGCAGATCGCCCGTCTGCTCGGCATCCCGGCAAGCATCATGCTCGCCGCCGTCGATGGCTCGAACCTCACCTACAGCAACATCGAACAGTCGTGGATCGAGTTCGCCGACTACACGCTGGCCGCCTACACCGGCGAACTCGAGGAGATCTTCAACCGTCTGCTGCCGCGCGGCCGGACCGCGAAGTTCGACTGGGACAGCTCCCAACGTGCGAACATGAGCGACCGCTACACGGCCTACAAGACAGCCATCGAGGCCGGTTTCCTCACCGTCGATGACGTGAGACGCAAGGAAGGACTGCCTGCACTCGGAAAGGAAGAAGACCAATGAACATCGAGAAACGCACCATCGCATGGAAGGGCCTGACACTCCGCTCCGCCGACGACGAGGGCACAACCTCCGTCGAGGGCGTAGCCGTGCCGTTCGGCGACATCATCGACACATGGGACGGAGCCGAGACCTTCGACCGAGAATGCGAGTTCCAGGGACTTGACGAGGCGAAACTGTGCTTCGAGCACGGCGAGACCATCGGCCGCATCACCAAAGCGGAAAGCACGGACGACGGACTGCACATCACCGCGCGGATCAGCGACACGGCACGAGGCCGCGACGCCATGACCCTGATTCGTGACGGCGTGCTCGACAGCTTCTCGGTCGGTTTCATTCCGATCGAATCGCAGAAGGACCGGGACGGCATCACCCACCGCCGCAAGGTCCGCCTGCTTGAGACCAGCATCGTGAGCTGGCCAGCCTACCAGAACGCGAAAATGACCAAATCAGCGGCACCAGCCGTGCAACAAAGGAAGGAAACCATGGAGAACAACAACGAACTGATGGACCTGATACAGTCCATGCAGGAGGAACAGCGCGGCATCAAGGCCGAGATCAGCAAGATGGGCGCGAAACCGGCGCCGGCTGCCATCGGCGCGGCGTACCGGAGCCACGGCGAATACATGCAGGCCCTCGCGCGAGGCGACGAACAGGCCATGACCGTGATGAAGGAATGCCGCGAACTGATTTCCACCAAGGACACCGGCAACACCGCCACCTGGATCGCCGATGATCTCAAACTGATAGAGGACCGCCGCAAGGTCTCCCAGCTCCTGACACATGACACGCTCCCGGCGACCGGCATGAGCATGGAATATCATGTCGTGACCTCCGACACCACAGCCGTCGGCAAACAGGAGACGGAAGGCTCAGAACTTTCCTTCGGAAAAGTCGCCTTCGGCACCAAGACAGCCGACATCAACACCTACGGCGGCTACACCACCCTATCTCGCCAGACCATCGAACGGTCAACCACTCCGATGCTCAACACCGCGCTCACCGCATTGCAGAACGCCTACGCGAAGGCCACCGAGAAGGCAGTCCGCGACCACCTGTACGAGGAGATCAAGGCTCAGCGCGACGCATCCTCTAACGCCAACAAGATCGACGCGCCACAGTTGGCCAACATGACCATCGACGATTGGGTGTCACTCATCATCGACGCGTCCGAACTGGCCGACGACCGCAACGTGTCGCTGACACGCCTCGCGGTCTCCAAGGACGTGCTCAAGGCACTGGTGAAACTCAAGGACACCGGCGACCGGTTCTTCAACCTCAGCGGAGACGGATCGGACACCATCGGAAGTTTCGACCTGACCGGCGTGGCCGGCACGTTCATGCGCGTCCCTGTCGTGCTGCTGCCGAACGCCGATGCCGGACTGGCCAGCTTCATCGACCCCGCCTCCGTGACCGTCTGGGAGTCCGGCGGCCCGGCGCAGCTGACGGACGGGGACGTGACCGGCCTGACAAACTCCTACAGCGTCTACGGATACATGGCCGTGGCCACGACCCATGCCGACGGCCTGATTCCGGTGAAGTTCGCCACGGCATGATGATCGATGACAACACCCTGCTGCAACAACTACGCGACGAGGTAGGAGTCCCGGCCGGAGAGGAAGACCGGCTCACGGTCAAACTCTCGGCGGCGAAACGATACGTCGCGCACGCGGTCGGCACCGCCGCCGTGGACGACGATCTGCTGGCCGACTGCATCGTCTCCTGCGCTGCCGACCTGTTCAACATGCGCGACGCCCGCCTCGGCGTCATGGACGTTGGCGACTCGACCGTGGAACCATTCAGAATCTCCACCGACCCGCTCCGCTCAGTCTGGCCGAAACTCCGCGCCGCCGGCGTGCTGACCGGGGGAATGGTGATCGCATGAACATCCAGGAACAACGCACCGCCCTCATGGACACGCTCGCCGACATGCTCGACGGGCTCGTCAGCAGCATCAGCATCGACGCCCAACTGGTACGCCCCGCCGCCGGCAAGGTGGCCGTGTTCATCGAACCTCCGACCGTGGAATGGCCGTCATGGGGCCCGCCAGAACCGGTCTGGACTTTGGACGTCATCGCCGGCACGCCGGCCACGCAGCCATCCGCAGTCGATGACATCCTCACAGCGCTCGACAGACTCGCCGAACGTGGACTGAACATCCAGAAGGCCACGCCAGCAACATGGAACCTCGCAGGAGCCGGCACGCTGGCGACATACCAGGTCACGTTGAACGCCCTGGAAACCGAATAAGACAAGGAAAGGAAAACAATCATGGCTGGAAAGATCCGCACGCTCGGACCAGGCATCTTCAAAATCACCGACACCGCAAACGGCAGGGACTTCAGCGCCGACCTGACCAAGGCGCAATTGAACCCGTCGAACAGCAGCGACGACCCGACGACGTTCCTGGACGGTTCCGAGGAAACGAACACCACGACCACGTGGACGTTCGAGGGCACCGTGGGCGACGACTTCAGCGAGGACGGTCTGGCCGTCTGGCTCTTCGATCACAAGGGCGAGACGCTGCCGGCCCAGTTCGTCCCGAACCAGACCGGCAAGATCCAGTGGACCTTCAACGTCACCATCGCGCCAATCGCCATCGGCGGCGACGTCAAATCGAAGAACACGAACGATCTGAGCTTCGCCGTCACGAACGTCGCCCACGCACCGTACACGGGCAAGTGATGGCCGGCAAGGCATTGATGGTCGTCGGCCAGAAACGCTTCGTGCAGACGATGCGCAAGGCCGGCGCGGACATGGACGACCTGAAGGAAGTGAACCGCGAGGCCGCGCAGATCGCGCTGCCCGCCGTCCGCAACCTCGCCCCACGAGGCAAGACCGGCCGGCTGGCCGGCAGCCTGCGTGTCGGAGCGACGAAACGCGCCGGCGTCATCCGCGCCGGCCGCAAGGCCGTGCCATACGCGGGCCCAATCAATTACGGCTGGCCGAAACGGCACATCCGGCCACGGCTCTTCGTCAACAACGGCGTCGCCTCCACCGAGAGCCAATGGCAAAAGGTCTACAAGGACTTCATCGACA